GTCCCTTTAATACAAACCGGCTTTCGCTGAATTTTAACGTGTCTTACCACTTTAACGTCCGTAGACTGACCGAAGTCGTGCGTTTAGGTGCCGATTCCAACGGCATAAGGAGGTACACCAAAGCGATGGTCACTAGGGTGATTCCCGGGTAGATAGGTCTGGTAATAACATAAACGGACAACAGGCATCACATCGTTTAACAAAGGTGATGGAGTGTCACGGACGTAATAGTCCCAATAAGTTTTGTTATCCCGCGGTATAAAGAAGTCAAGGCAATCGTTGCTGAACCCTCCGAGGTTCATTGTCGATATACATTGTTCAATGTGTAGCTGAGAAGCTATATCAATCTTAAAAATCTTTTCCATAAGTACTCTAGATGAAGCTTGAACATCGGAAATACGTTTCCATAAAGGTTGAAAATTTGATATTATATCCAAAAATTCATTACGTTTCCATAAACTAAGCGACAGAGCCATTCGTTGGATACTCTTACGAACTCCAACGTTACGGGTTAAGTAAATAAGACGATCGGCCAAAGGGCCCAAGATGGGGCAATCTGGCATCTCACATTTGAGAGATAATGCTTTTGCACGAAGTAATTGCATTCGCACTTTGAACGAGGCGTTTAAATATTGCTGGGTACACCAGCCCAATTTTAGCATAGCTTTAATTGGATCTCTTATAGTGTGTTTAAGGTCAGAGAAAATGAGGCCGCAAAAACTTGATTCATTTATGTCATCAAATTGAGTAAGGACATAATTGAATCCAAGCTTAGTGAACCATTTCGAAAGTAATTGTTTGGGGCAAGATATTAAAGCATCATCGCCTTCAACCACAACTAACACTGTTATTCGCTGTTTGCTAGCTGTGAATAGAATCATCAAAAGGTTGGTGATTCCATTACCTACACTGGTTGACATCTCTCCTGACATCCTTCTGGAGAATATCTCACAAAAGAAACCTGAAAAACACAATTGGTTGTTCATTAATAAGTGCTGGTACATTGTCATAAATGCGGAATGTGTGGGTAAATTCATCGTCATGTATCTAAACATGGGCACCTCACAGGCATTCATTATCTTCTTGGTCATCGATCCTTCCCAGTTATTGGCATCACTACCAAATATGTAATTACCTGGGACAAAAATATGGTCTAATATGTATTGGGATCGCTCAGCAACCGGTATTTTCTTAATGAAATACGGGAGTTTAAAAACTTCTTTCTCAACTGCATGAATTATAGGTCCGACTAAACACTTGAAGAACTCTATACGAGAATTGATGGTCCTAAATGTTTTAGGCTCCATATAAAACTCGTCTTTTATGAATGATTCCAATTTTGAGAAATTGGGTTGTTTAACAACATTCAATTCTTCAGTATTTTTCTTAAATTCATTAAGTAACTCTTCGCGTCTAGCTAACGGATATGGTGACTCATTTAACCAAGTCTCCACACTAACGTCTGTCGCAGCATCAAGTGGTTTCAAATTGTCACGAAACCATCTATAACAAAAGTACTTAAATTGAGTTAAAGTTTTGCTGTTAATCTGAGGGGTCACACCACCAACTCTGTGTTTTGCACCATCTATACAAGATGCAATGTCATAATCATTTGGTTTAATGGCGCAAGCCCCGGTTACGTACCAAGGCAGATTTGCAAACATTGTTTTGCGCATTCCGCTTTTGTGCTTTGCATTTGGGTGAATTTTAATTTTCTTCACCGTGGTTTCTCGGATCTTAGCAAACTGTTTTTCAAGTAATACGTTTTGAAAATCATCAGAATTGTATGATCGTCCAAACCATCTCTCATCCTTAAAGGTTTGACCTAAAGGCGCATTTATTGGACACGCACTGGACCAAAGAATTGATCCAATGCGGAGGTTGGGTATGAGACGGCTCAAACCGCTCATCTCGTCATCTTATTGACCTGATTGATACAATCAGAAGCTTCGTATGAAGCAAGCAAAAGGGCACAAGTATTGGCCAAAAAATTTGGGTCTATGTTGGTGTTTGCAGGCAAACTATCCAACACGTTTTTGACTTGAGGGGTCATAGCTATGTTTGATGCCATAGCATGTACTTGGGCTTGAAGTGCTGCTCGCCTTTTAACATGAGCTTCTGGATCAAGATCATTAAGATTTGGGGTTGGTAACGTTATTTCATGTATTAATGACAAACTTATAACTGATCTGTCAGTAATCTTTTCATAAGCAAGTGCCAAATAGATCCATTTGAGAAATGGAGTGGACCCTATTAGCACAGATGATAAAATTGAAGCACCAAAATATCTCAAAGGAATTAATCCAATTACAGGAGCATAGAGATAAAATGGGACGGATTCAATTTTAATAAGCGATTTAAGGATGAACGCTACCATACGAGATGGAAGTGATAGTTGTCTATTTGTCCAATAAACGTGATTGACTACCCTTAACAAGGGATTTGGATTCCTAACGCGTCCACGTTGACTGAGAATGACTGGTTGATTGGCTTGAGCAATTAATGTATTACATGCGTCAAGAACAGGGAGCGTCGCTGCTTCAACACGCCATACGCCAGCTAAGCTAGTTTTAGCATCTTTATCTTTGACGAACCAGCTGTCATCGAGAACACTAAAGCGACATGGATTTACAACACTATCAACTGAAAACGGTAAAGGGCTTGGGCCGTTAACGTATGATGTGCGAGGATACTTGACGCGCATGGAACTTCTGGGAATGACAATTGTTTTAAGTGCATCTTCTCCTACAGCTCTTAAAGAACCCATAACTGCCAGAGAAAGAAGACTAGTCCATTTGCCACCACCCTTGGTTCCAAAATCGGTCAAGTTTGTGTAGAGATTTTCCATATCTGCTTTAAAGTTTTTAGGCTTATTGCCTTGTGGTTTTTCGACACTGATGCGTTTGAATTTTTCGAACCTACGGTACATAGGATTATTAACCCAGAGATTACTGTAAACGAATTCGCGATATGTTAAAGCTTGCCCGAATGCATTAACTCTAACACCAATATCGACCTTGGTCAACCACTCATTTTTATTACATATAAACCTGACGTCTTCATTCATTTTAAGTCCAATACCACTGTTGTTGGACTTTGAACGCGAAAATACCTGTGAAATGATGCTACTGCCACCCCAACGTGTCATATTGACGTGACTAAATATTTTGTATCCTAATTTTTCAAATCCCAGATAAAGATTGACACCCATTTTGGTGTCTTCTGTAGCCGCTTTGAATAATGTAACCTTCAATGTTTTGGGTGCAATTGCGGAAATCATAGTTCCTGTTTCTCCGGCAATTTTCTTAACAACATTGGTGGTTGAGTTCGCGCCTGCTAGGGCAACACTCGCTGTTGCAGCACAGATTTGTTTCGGATTTGGAGTCTTCTTCTTTAACCATGTGAAGCTCTTATTTATTGCGTCCAAGGAACCAAACTTGGATTGATTGATACGTTTGATGTTTATGTTGGTAATGTAAGATGTAAGAGTATGATGATTTCCCCACGCAGTGAGATTAGTCTTCATACCTGACACACTTGAATCAACAATTCTTTTTACATCAGCTAAAGTAGGGACATGAAAACCTCCTCCAAGTCTATTACTTGGGAAGTAATAATATTCCATACTCACTGCCAACATAGCTTCCAAAAAATTGAAAATTGGATCAAGTATGTGGGTACAAATATAAACTGCATCGTCACCTTCGATCAAGATGCGATTCATCATACCTTGTAAACTTTCTTGGACATTACGGATGCACATTGGAAGAAGATTGCGCGGTGCAATATGAGAATAAAGATCGACCATATACTTGGCGCCTCCTGAGTTTGTGGTGAAAGGTGAGAAAATTGATTTGACCCAATTGAGGAGCCTAATATACCAAGGGTCATTCTTGACGACCTCAATCGGTTGCTCAACAATCGTGTCTTGTTTCTTTAAAGCCTTTTTGGCCTTTTTCTTTTCTTTCCTCCTACGCTTCTCTTTGCGCTTTATTTCTTTACCATATGCTTTGATGAGTGTTTTTGCTTCATCTACTGTTAAATGTTCTTCTGAAGCCTTAACGGTTTGTTTAATCGCATCAAGTTCGCCTGCAATAACACGAACTTCCTCTCTCAGATCATCCCTAGCCAATTGCTCAGTAAGGGCATCCAGTCTTTCACCAAAATCGTTGGTGTTGTCAAAGTATGTTGTTTCTTTAGTATTAACATCAATACCTTTTTCAACTGGATCGAAAGAGCGCGATCCCGCTTCTAATAATTTCATCAATGAATGGCGTACATTAGGTTCTCCAATCACGTAATCATAAATAATTTCGTCCTCAACAACTGTTTTAATTTCGTCAGGCTGAGGCAATGTGTCCAAAGATTTAACATCTGTATCAATGTCAACTTCCTCGATGTTAATTGGTTCTAGGAAGTCTTCAGTTATAAAGAAAGGGGTTCTGCCTGCTGCTACTTGGTGCATTAAATTATAAACAACACCTTTTTGGTTTGACAGCGAATTATTCACACAGTGTTTAAAAAGCACTTTGTACTCGTCATCAGCAAGCATCATTGGGTCATAGATTTTAATGAAGCCATCAGGGCCAAAATGATATAGATGTAGCAACGCTCGTTGTTTCATACGTTTGAATGTTGAGAACCGTGATTCATGAGTCAAGTATACTGCAATCATAGACATTACAGTGTCACTTACTTTCCACCCAAGCTTCACTAAACCGTCACCACCCGTGAAGATGGTATCCTGAGTTACTCGAGCACAATCCAATGTTCTAGCATAAAACTTGAATTCTGGTTTAACCAATTCAAAATGATTTGCATGGAACATAACGTTGAAATTGCCATAATAGTCCTTTCCGTCGGATTCATATATGGGACTAAGACAGGGGCGGTCTTCAGAATCAAGATAAGGTAAATTCATCTTCATCTTCAAACCCAATGCATCAGCTGTTTTGATAACATTAATGTCTTCAAGCCAAAATTTGCTAGCAATACTCTTCAAAGTAAAATCCGGAATTTCCTTTAAAGCACCAGCCAGTACAGCAAAAAATGTAATGAATTCACGGAGATTTTGCTCGCTTGCTGTGTTTATTATAGGAATATTCATTTCTTGTACGGCTTGTGCCAACACACTATAACCGCACCACCCGTTTCCTTGGTTTTCTATAACGAAGGATCCCCAACTCTTGGTAGGGATAGTACCACCTTCGCTAATTTTATTACCTGCATTTAAGTACAAGCAAGAATAAGAACCATTACCAGTTGAAGTGTTCTTAATTTCTTCTTTGACAGGCCTTGTACTGTCGAAAGCTGATCCATTGAAAGGCACGTAATTTTTCTTCCCTTTACGTTTATTTTTATTTGCAGGCGCGGCAGGCTGTTGAACAGGTGCTGCAGGGGCAGGTTTGGTATCCTGTTGTTTTGCAGGCTGTTGCTTTGCTGGCGCTTTAGGAGGTTGTTTGGCTGGTTGTTTCGCCTGTGTCACATTACCTTCCTGTTTCCTTTCTTCAACCTTAGGTTGGGATACAGTTTGTGGTTTTACATCGGAAGCGGGCTCACCTGACTGAGCCGTACTGACTGAAGCTGGTCCTTCAATAGGCTTGCTGTTAACATCAATAGCAGCTTTGTTTACTTCCTTGTAAATCCTGTTTCCAGTTTTGAACATCCCTCCATTCTGAACTACATAATCGCTCACATATGAATCGATGAGCTCTTCATTGATTTGTAGCTGGTGACCTTTCATACGCATTACCTTATCAGCAAAGTGCAAATAAGTTAATTCGGCATGTGGTGCCAGAGACCTAATGTGTAAATAACGCAACATAACGTATTTCACTGTGGCATAATTAGGGCTTTGAGAAGTCATAGGTCTCGCTAAGTACGGGTGAGACGAATGAGCACGAGGAGTGATCGGGGCTTTTGAATTATAAAGATCTTGAGAATATTTCACCATAGAGTCTTCGAAATAATCTTCAAGTTCAGCTAAAATATCAACTGGAGCCATGCTCTCTATAGGGAATTTGACATACTCATCAACTTTAGCAGCTTTCAATATGACAAATCGGTTTGATTTCTCGAACCCTGCGTCCACAAAGGTTCTAAAATTCATTAATTTCCAATTGCCTTCTTTGAGTTTGTTTGTCAATTTATCTCCTATATATACAGCGTCTTGAGTACCTACATCCTTACCTTTTAAGCCCTGTTGTAATGCTTCAGCCTTAACCATGACGTGTGCACCTTTGAATGCGTGCCATCTGGTTACGACGTTAGCCACATTATACCAGACTCGTAAGTCATCTGGGAACTGAGAATACATTTTACCATCGAGGACCCAAGTGTAATCACCATGGGCAAAAAATTTTATAATACAATCCTCTAAGGTATCACTGTCCATGAATTTAAATCGCTTGTCAAAACCATCATTGAAGGTAGCAGCTAGTTTTTCCAATTCTTTATATTCACGGTGCAACGTACTTTTCAACGTTTGCATTTCTCTGTGTACAACTTCAGCCTTTTCTTGTCGGCTTGATCTGTTTAATAATACATATGTGTGATTTTTACAATAATTAAATACAGGGGCGTCTCCAGGTTGTTTCCGCTGCCTTCTCCTCCCCTTATACCTATAAGCGATAGTTACCCGCAGTGGGTCTGCTCCCTTCCGGGCCTGAACCGGT